GCATTCGCAATACTTGTACTCATTGTTACTGCTTGACCCCCAGGTGTATTTAATGTACCTGCATATCTTAATCTTATTACTTTTTTCTTTAATAAGCGATAATATTGCTTTGCAATGGGTTGTACGGAGTTTACATAGAGACCTCCTGTAATTGTACCAACTTGATTTACCCCAAACCCATTAGTTGAATTTGAGTAGTCTGAATAAAGTGATGAGCCAGTTAGTAATAATTGTGTAAAATCGTTACGGTTGAATAGATCGATATAACTTTTTAATTTTACATGTTCAAGTATATACATAACAACGTACATATCTTTGGGGATGCTTTGCAATAGATCGATATTTCTGACCCTAACCATACCGTTTATGGTCATCTTAATAGGCTTAATTTTAATGCCTATACGCTCATTGTCGCCATTCCCTTCTTTTACCACAGGTATAATTCTCATAATGTCGTTGGCATTACTAAAAATATAACTGTTTTGTGCTACAGGATTTAAATTATTGAAATTTCCTGTATTATTATTAAAACCGCTAGTACCCGAGAAGTACATAGCAATTTTTGTTTCTGTTTCGTTGTTTAAAACTTTTTTGATGAGTTTTACTGTGGCTTTTTTGTTGACTACTTTCTTTTGGCGTTTGTAGGCTGTCTTGTACTTGGAATCTTTTGGCATGTATATAAATACTAAATATTTTTTTCTTTATATAAACATATATATGAAAAAATCTTTAGTTCCAAGTAGTTCCAGCCCCAAGTCGAAATCTGGTAATACTAAACAGATTTCTCCTGCCCGCAATTGGTGTTTTACATTCAACAATTATACTGAAGCAAATATAGAAGCTATTAGTTCCAGTTTAAAAGATTGTTCAAAGTATGTGTTTTGCAAAGAAGTTGGCAAGCAATGCGAAACACCACACTTACAAGGTTATGTTGAATTTAAAACAAAGGTTCGTCCTCTTTCCGTTATTAGCTTTACAAACATTCATTGGGAGAAGTGTAAAGGAACTAAACAACAGAACGAGGAATATGTTACGAAAGACGGAGGTGAGGTGTTTAGTAATTATTACGAAAGACCTAAACCTTTAAAAATGATATCTCATAATTTATTAAGACTCTGGCAAACTTTATTAATAGGGGAAATACGACAAGAGCCAGATGATAGAGCCATTTGGTGGTTATGGTCTAATGCTGGCAATGTTGGCAAGTCGAGCTTTTGTAGGTATTTAGCAATTCGTTATGAAGCACTAATAATTGCTGGATCTAATAAAGACATGAAATGTGTAATTGTTGAACATCACCAAACAACTGGAAAATGGCCTAGGTTGATAATTATAGATATCCCTAGGGTGTTTGACAATGACTTCTTCAGTTACAGTGGTATGGAAGAAATCAAAAATGGTTTGTTCTGTAGTTCAAAATTTAAAGGGTCTATGGCATTATTTAATCCACCTCATATTATGGTGTTTAGTAATGCCCCGCCTCAACGATCTAACATGTCATTAGACCGTTGGCGTATTGTTAATATTGATTATGAAAAAGAAAGACAAAAAAAATTAATTACTTGATGATTTAGTTACACTTACGACTTCGTCGTACGTATACAAAACCATCTGCTTCTGTCTCCAAGTTTCGTGCCACGGAAATATATAATTTAAAATTTAATTTATATATTTCTTATCATCGTACGTCTGCGACGTCGATGAGTTTCGTGCCGAAACGGAAATATATAAATTTAAATTTAAATTATATATTTCCTACTTCTGGGGCTATTATAAATCTTTATAATGTAGGGAAGTTACATATTGTAACTCAAATTGTGTTTGACCTGTTTCTGTATTACCGTCTGGATTATAGCATCCGAAGCACATAAAAGGTGCAGAATTAGTGGGATCCCATAACCCTGTTTGAACAGTTGGTGGTGTTATGGTAGGGTTTACATTTAAATTCCCATTTTCTGGATATTTTAAAGTTGCGGGCAAGTGTTTACTTATGTCATAACTAAACTTGTACATGTAATCATGAGCATTCGCAATACTTGTACTCATTGTTACTGCTTGACCCCCAGGTGTATTTAATGTACCTGCATATCTTAATCTTATTACTTTTTTCTTTAATAAGCGATAATATTGCTTTGCAATGGGTTGT